CTGTAGCATTAGCAAATGAAATAAAAAGACTAAAAACAGAGCAAACAGATTTGCTAAAATTAGATGAAACATTAGAACAAGAAAAAAAACAATCTAGACTAGAAAAATTTAAAGATGTTGTAGACGTTCCAATAAGCCTACTTAAAGGCGGGGTTACGGGAACAGTTGGAGCTGCTTCTTTACCAAGTATGGTTGCGCCAGCTTATGATTATTTAGCATCCAAAATTCCAGGCGGAGAAACTATAAAAAAAATGGCTAGCCTAGCTCCTGTACCAGGAGGTAGTTTATTGCAAGAGGGAAGATATCCTAAGTATGAGCAAATGATGGGGTTATTAGAAAAAATACCTGGAGCAAAATCTCTAACACAATATCAACCAAGAACTACTCTTGGTGAATTTGGAGAAACTATAGGTGAATTTGTTGGACCTTCAGTACCAGCAGCTGTTGTTAAAAAAAGCCCACAAATGTTAAAGACAGCTGGCATTTTAGGTGGTATAGGTGGAACTGTTCAAGAGGCGCAAGAGCAAGTAGGTATACCGCCAATGTATGCAATGCCATTAACATTAGTAACAACAATGCTTGGTGGTTATGCACTATCTCCAAGCAAAGCATCTGCATATGCTAAAGAAGCTTTAAAGGGTGTAGATGATGCTGAGTTAAAACTTGCAATAAAATTAGAAGAACAGGCTAATGATTTGGGTTTAAGCATAACTGCTGCTGAGTTAATAGATAATAAAATCATCAATTCTCTTGGAAGTATTGTGTATGGCACAAAAGAAGGTGGGAAAGTCATGTACGACTATCTAAAAAATAGACCACAAGAGGTAGATAAAATTGCTACAAAGCTAATGAACGCTATGATAGAAGATCCAGAAAGCATTAGAAAGATATATGCAAAAGTTGGAACTACAGCTGATAAAGCATTAAACAGAGCCAAGGCTGATAGAACACAGGCAGCTCAAGATGCTGGTTATGGTGTTGCTAATACTGAGTCTTTACAACCACAACAAGTATTAAATTTAATAGATAAAATAGATAATCAGATATCTAATTTGCCAAAAGGAAATCCTACTGCGCGTAAACTTGTTGCAATGAAAACAAGGTTTATCAAAAAAGTAGAGTATGAAAAAACAATAGATCCAGTAACAGGAAATGAAACAACCAAAAGAATTGTGATACCACAAACAAATATAAAAAATCTTGACACTACATTGAAAGAGTTTAAGGGTTACGTTGATAATTCAAGAACAGCAAGTCCTGATGCAAAAATGAAAAAAAATTATATCAACGAAAATGATAGGCTATATTTTACAAATAGTAATAAAGACGGAATCTTGGATGACTTTGATGTAGAGTTAAGAACAAATCCTAGTTACAATGCTGGTAAAAATAAATATGAGCAAGTATCAAATGAATTAGTTGATCTGGTTTATATGCATACTAAAGACTTGCAAAAGAAAAATATAACACCATCCACTATAACTGGGTTTATTGCAAATCCAAAAACCGCTAACAGGTTTGATATACAACAAACATATCAAATATTAAACAGTCAAGATCCAGATGTGTTCCCAAACATTGTTAGAGTATATATACAAGACGCAGCTACTGAAGCATTTAAACTACAGAAAGGTGGGCCATCATTGCAAGTTGGTTTTAAACTAATGGATAAATTAGGTGGCAAAAACCCAGACAATTTTAACGAAATGATAAAAGGTGTAGCTGAATCCTATAAAGTAAATAAAAAAACTTTATTGCTTGGTATGGATAAATTTGATGAGGTCTTAAAAAGAACAGCAAAAATAGCAAATGTAGATAACCCATCATTCCCGCCTGACAAATTCAATTTAACGAGAGAAGCTGCGCAAATTGGTTCTTTTATGTGGCAAGTAAAATTTGCAGGTAAATATGGTCAATATGTGAATGACAAAACCATGAAAGAGCTTGCTAATGTATTAACAAAAGAAGAATCAGTTAAAGCATTTATAGAACTTGCAAAAACAAATCCAGCATCAAAAAATGCTGCTATTTTAACAACTAGAATAGTATCTGGTTTTAATCCAGTTATTGATGCGCAAAGAGAACAATATCTACAATCTTTATCTCAGCCACCTACACCCGTAGGACCAGCTCCACAATAACCGCATGTCCCGCCAATCAGAAAGAGTTGGCCGATCTGGAGAGTATTTGGTAGCCTCGTTACTTTCTTTATACGCCGATACTGTATTAATAGTTCCACATAGCGCAGAACCTGATATCATTTTTGACGTTGACCATAAGCTATATAAATGCCAAGTCAAAACACAATCTAAAATAAGAACTCACAGGGTGTCGTGGGAGTTTGATTTTAGAAGAGGACCCTTTACCAAAAGAAGGCAATATGAGAAAGATTCAATAGATGTTTATGCTTTGGTTGCATTAGACCCACAAAAGGTTATCTTTTTTTTCCCAGACGGTAGTAAACAAAAAACCATTAAAGACAAAGATATGCAAGCGATGGACTCGCTACAAAATGCAGAAGATCTATTTAAAGAGCTTCAATGTCAAAAGACACCATAGGATCTTCGTAATGCTCAACAGAGTTCATACCTAAAGATATTAGATACTCAGCCACTTTATGTGGTTCTTTCTGCTCGCTCTTACAAAAATCCTTAAACTTTTTAGCAAGATGTTTGTTTACATATATTGGTTTTCTTCCGTTTCTTTCTTTAAGAATCGGATCGTCAAACTCATATAAGTTCATAGTTACCTCATTAATCAAGAGAAACTTCTACAGAATACTTACCTATGTCATTACCCTTTGCATCTACACCATGTACCATTTGTAACTCAAGATCTATAAAGTGTTTAGCTTTTAGTAAGTCAGTCACTCTATCACTCTTCTCGCCTTTACTTCTGGTTATGTACTTAAGACAGCTACCAAGGTTATATGACAAATTATTTGCGTATATATAGTCTATCGGCTGTATTCTGGATTGCTTGTAATGCGTTCCAGCTACTTGGTTATTGGTTGCAAGTTTGTCTATAGCTTGATCCCATTCCTTTTCTTCGCCTATATCTGTATGTGCATATATAGTTTTATTCATAAAATTTCTCCACTTTTTTATTAATATATCACTTGTAAATTAGTAATATTGGTTTATTATAAACAAAAATATTAATAAAAGGGAAATTTATGGAAATATTAGAAAAGAATTTTGACATATCAAACACCATAGAAGTTGACGAACTCGCAGAGAGGTGGGGAGTTAGCAAGAAAACAATTGATAATAGAAGATATAGAGGACAAGGTCCTAGCTATTTTAAAATTGGTGGCAAGATCAAATACGATCTTGATGATGTGAAAAGAATGGAACAAGACTCTTATATTTCTGTAAATGGCACACGCTAAGTTAAGTCCGTCATCTGCAAAGATATGGATGGCATGTCCAGGTATGCCACAATTACTTGCAAGTACAAACGTAGAATACAAAGTTGGTATACCTGCTGCTACTGGTACATTAATTCACGAAATGGTGGAGACACTACTTAAAGGTAGGTTAAACAACCTCACATTAGAAGAATACTATTTAGATACTACACATCATGTAGAAGACTTTGATATAACAGTTGACCAAGACATGATTGATTGTGCTAATGATTATGTAGATTACATAGATAAAAGGGTGCAAGAACTAGATATTAAAAGACCTTTGATTGAGGAAAAGGTATCGTTGGCAAACCTCCATGAGCATATTTGGGGTACAGCAGATGCAATTCTAATTGGTAAAGATGTCATAGAGATAGTTGACTTAAAAACTGGAAGAATGGTCCATGAGGCAGATAGTCCACAGATGAGAATATATGCACTAGGAGCATTAGAAAGATATATAAATGATGATTGCGAAGTTTTAATGACTATCGTACAACCAAGAGGTTGGCATCAACAAGGAACAATAAGAACATACTCCATATCAGCACTTAATTTGCTACATTGGGGTGACACAGTTTTGAAGCCAGCAGCCGAGGCTTGCTTTGAAGAAATACCCACATACAACTATAGCAAAGACGGATGCCGTTGGTGTAATGCTAAAGCTGAATGTGATACTTATAAACTAAACCAAAAGGGAGACTGAAATGGTAGAAGAAAATAAAACTGAAAGCGTTGAAGAACCAACGATTAAGTTTGCGGATGATGGCAAAGAACATAAGATAAATGAAATGCCAGACAATGCAAAAGAGTTGATGGCTAGATGGCAAGAGAAAAAACAAGTGAGAGACGAGTTTATTGTCAAAGCCAACAATGATATTGATGACTTAAATACTTTACTTAGTTCTTATGAGGCTCGTATGAAAAACATATTAGAGCCAACAGAAGAAAAAAAGATTGAGGTGCAATAATGTCATTAGCTAATATTAGACAAAAGGCAAAACTTAAACCACCAATCTTAGTATTGTATGGTCCTGGTGGAATCGGTAAAACATCTTTTGGCGCAACTATGAATAAACCAATCATAGTACAAGCAGAAGATGGTATTGGTAAGATTGAGTGTCCTCACTTTCCTGTAGCTAAAACTTATGTTGAACTACAAGATAATTTAAAGTCATTAATTGAAGAAGATAGCGAATACAAAACTGTCATAGTAGATAGTTTGGATTGGTTAGAAACTTTAATGCAAGACTATGTGTGTGAAAAGAATGGATGGCCAGATATATCTTCCCCTGCTTATGGTAAAGGCTATGCCGCTTGCCTAGAGATATGGAAAGAGTATTTAAGTTTACTAAATCAGTTGCGAGACAAAGGCTTTACTGTCTTACAGATTGCACATAATGAAGTAAGAAGATACGAAGATCCATCAAGCGAACC